TCTTCATAAGGTAACTGAAAAACTAGACTTCCAATTGTAGCATATATGTCTTTTCCTTGTGCGTAAGCTTCAATAAGTCTTTCGTCACCTGATACAAAAGCCAAGACTCTAGGTTCAACTTGCGTTTACATTATAAGGTTCGCTACACCTTCTCCAATTACTTGGAGTGTCGGACTATATCTTCACTCAGCTCCCGATTTAAAGCTTCATCATGCCTCTAGTTTCGACTTCGCTTGAAGCCTACTCTACTCACTTCCACTTTATAGTGTGCTTTCGATAGTCTCTACACTCTATTTATTTTGCTAACTTCCAAATATACCCATATACAGGTTTACCACTTAACGCATATTTTTTAAGTGTAACGTGTGTACCATGGATATATATGGCTGCTACTGCTAAACTCCTATGAGTCTGAATAAACTTATCATCTAAAGTATACTGGTCTATAGGCATACATAGCTTCTCAGAATTCCTTATACTATGCTGTCTGATTACTTCCTTTACTTCGTCGCTATGATTATAACCAGCTAACGACTTGTCTCTTGCTTCAAAAAGTTTTCTCTTATGATCTTCAGTCAATTTATGCCCTGCAAAGTTTCTATTACCTTTGAGTTTATCAGATATGCGTTTACGACTTTCGGCGGATAATTCATATTTCGCATGTAGTTCGATCTGAATTTTAGAAGTATTTGCTCTAAATTCTTCGGATTGAACTTTTTCTAGGTGCTTGGCTTTAACTTCAGGGTGGTGCATTGGATTAGATTTACCTCCCCTAATCATATTATAGCCTTTATTCATTGAGTCATAATAATTAACCCAATAATCCTCTTTTTCGTTCAATTCTATAAGTGAGCTTGCTAAATCTACAGCTTCCCAAGTAAACGCATCCTTACCATACTTTCTCAGGGCATTATAGAAATGAGTGCTATCCCCTTTCTTGCAGGACTGATAATGTCGAGACTTTCTTTTAGCAAGAGTTTCAGTAGTTTGACCAATATATACTTTACCGTTAAGTTTATTAGTAACCTTATAAATTAACAATCTCGTCACCTTCCCCATATACAACATATGCTATCAGATGACTATTATCAACTAGCAAATAATAAATATAGCTCGGGATTGCCCTCAGCATAACCTGGTCGGGATTAACCGAATTAAAGAGGTTTTACTACAGCCAAACTACCTTAGTCCACTGTAATCGCCTGATAGCAGTACCCATCCTGGAGTTGCTATGAACATCTTTCTAATGTCTTTGTTATGACTAGGAATGTTCTGCAAGTTAGGATCAGAGCTTGAGAACCGCCCTGTCTTGGCTCCGTATTGATTAAAGCTACCATGTAGTCTACCGGTCTTCTCTTTGACCTCTCTAGGCATCTTGTCAATATAGGTTGAAAGCAGTTTAGCTAATCCCCTATAGTCCAACAAGTCTTTAAATAATTGAGCGTGGTCTGGATACTCAGTCTTCATTATGTCAAGAAGTTCTTCTCCGGTTCCTCTTGGTTTGTCTGAGTCCGGACTTTTTAACTTAAACAAGTCATAGAATATAATTGCTAACTGAGGAGGACTGTTCAAATTGATAGGCACTGATAACTTAGATCGTTGTTCCACAGTAAGCTTTGAATAATCAAGGTCCTTAAAATGAGAAAGAGCTTTAATCTCAGCGTCTTTATAGTATTTAGTATACTGAACGGATAACTTGGAAGCGTATGGTTTATCTATACATACTCCAGTGTCTTCCATTTCAGAAACGTAACTGATTAAAGGTAATTCTGTATCTCTGAGGAGCATAGAGGCTAAGTAGAGTCCTTTTTCCTTACATAGAACACTCTCAGGGTCAAGATATTGCATTTGGAATTTCATAAGCTCGAACGTCATACGAGGATCTTTACCAGCGTATAAATGAGCAATATCAAGAGGTACCTTTTGATAAGGGACACCTTTAAATAACTCTTGGAACTTAAGTGCATCAGCTTCTTGACCTTTATTGACATACTTATTCCAAAGAGTTTTAAGAGGATGAGGTTCGTTCTCATTAAGGAAGTTAGATGCAATCAAGGTACACCAGAATACAGGCATGTATAATTTCAAACTCTTTTGAATAACTCGAATATCATACTTTGCATTATGATATACAAGCTTCATCGACAAGCATTTTTTCAGCTCAGACCGCATTAGCTCATCTGAGATTTGATTAGGAAGCTCTTTTCCGTTACGGTCTACGTGATGCATAGGAACATAAATGGTCCTATCTTCTCCGTAATAAAAACCTATTCCTGCTAAGTTATTCTCGATTGGGTCTAAACTATCTCCCTCAGTGTCGATTACCATTATTCCGACTTGTCTAGCTCTGTGCATAAATTCTTTGAAGCGTTCCTCTGAAGTAACTAACTCTATCGTTCCATCATCTATAAGCTTCTGACGGGCCAAACTGATAACTGCATCTAGCTTATTACTATTTCCTACTATCGAAATAGTTTTGGACTGTTTTGGTGAATTTGCTTTCTCAACAACCTTTTTATTCATTTCTTTGGATCCCTTAAGTTGCGGGAGACTTCCAAAGAGTGACGTTTGCTTTGCCAATTATTTACCTCCTCTATCTTGTACTAACTAATATATAACAAAAAGACAGCACTTTTTAAGTGTGCTGCCTCTTTATTTAAGTATCGTTTAAAAAACGTCTTCCGCTGCTCTGCTCGTGCGCTCTCTGCGCTGAACAGGATTATTCTGAGAAGGAGCTGAATCGCCAGGTGATTGGTCTGTTCCACTATCCTCGGATTTAGGAGGACTGAACTTGCCTTGCATTGCTAAGCGCATGTTGTCACGAGACAGATTAAGAACTAAACCATTCTTATCCTTTTCTCCCAATAACTTTTGCTTTCTCTCGCACATCTGCTCAAATGTAATTCCGTCCCTGTCGTATCCGTAAAGCTCATAAAAAGTCTTAGGATCATTAGGAATACCGTTACGCTCAATTTCATAAAGGCGATTGTACAAAGGGCCGTTACTGGTAATTTTGTCATTGATCTTTGGAATAAAAGTGCGGCCACGTTCCCAAACTGTAATTTCACTAGTTTTAGGATCTTCTAACTGAAGGAATAACTTGATTTGCGGTTTATTTTTTAAGCATCCCTCACAGTCCTCTTCTTCGGTACACTGAACATATCGCTTCTTACTGTCAACTTGAATCTCGTGAACAACAAACCAGTCCTCTTCGGCAACCAGCGATTCTCCAACTAAGATACGCATAACCGCGGTATCTTTGTCGTTTACAAGTGAGAAAAATCCTGCTCCCCCACCTTTGTAAGCTTCCAATGCATCGTCAAGATTTCTTTTCTTTGCCATTTAGTGTTTTCCCCCTTAGTTTTTATGATAGATTGCAAGCGGTCTTAAAGAATTCAACCGCGACTTGCCTCTTCTGCTCAGACTTGGGGAGACATTTGCCCCAATCAACTTCAATACCAGAAGTCTTACTAGATATGATGATAAAATCACCTTGTAAGAATTGCACCAATAGCTTGAGTCGATTCAACATTTTGTCTTTTCCCCCTTCGTCTTGATACTAGACATATAATAAAAAGTGACTAATTTTTAAGTAGAAGCGTAAAATATTTTTTAGGTGCAAATAGCTATGCTAAGTTTTTTACTTAAAGACCTCCTGATATAAGTTATGGCTGCTGAACTGATTCCTAGTATCAGAGCAATATCAGTGTCTTTAATGGTTGTGTACTTAGTCACGAGCTTGCAATAAGAAAGCTCATTAGGAGTAATATTAAAGGACTTTAAAGTTTCGTACATATCAATTAACCTATATGTTTCATCATTCTCTCCCTTAAGTATAGGAGTCAGAGGAGTACCATACTCTCCTGGGACAATATCAAGACTCTCAGTGTTATAATTTCCTTTTCTAACTTGATGATGAAGAACCTGAGTTTCCCACCTAAACCTAGCTTCAACATAACGTATATATAACGTCTGTATCTGCGCTCCTTTATTCTCATCATAAGCAAGCATTGACTTGTTAAGTTCTTCAACACATATACTGGCTTTATCCTCTCCTGTAAGATTAAAGTATTTATTGGAGTGTAGAACAGATAAGGGAAATAGTTCGCAAAACACGAAGGAAAATAGTATTGGATCTTGGGATACTTGATACTCTTTAGTGATTTTACAGAGATCAGTCTCCCCGTCGTGTAGTTTAGCTAGGTCGTTAAAAGTTTCATAGGTTTGTTGCATGCTTCTTCTCTCTCTTTCGTCTCAATTTTACAAGTTTCGCATTGTGGAGGTGTAATATTACTAATTAATATTATGTAGACATCTTAATAATATTACTCGGTAATACTGAACGTAAGCAAAGCTCGTGTACACTGATTTAGACTATAAAAAGATCAGTTATCGACAGAATGGCGTACTTTTTCGCGATTTTTCGCTACTTTTTACTAAATTTTAGTTATGGTTGTTAAATATTCTCATAGTTTCATAAAATTGTATAAGTATATAGCGTAATTTGTAAACCATTTGAAATAATGTCAAAATAATGACATTGATAAACTACTAAACTGCTCATCGTCCAGTTGGTTTACGTCTTTAACTCCTTTAGGAAACTGAAGATTGTACAATACCTTATCTCCTTCGAGAGATTTTCTTAATCTCCTTGCACCTTCTTCCCCAGCCT